AGGGTTCTTTTCGGTGTGCGGCAAGTAAGCATAAGAACGTGTCCCCTGCGCCAGCCCACCAAGAAGGTCAGCACCTACGCCACCACGCTCCATGATCTTAGGCACAACTTTCTCGGCGTACTTTTCACCAGCCCTGCCCAATGCCATAGCTGGCGCTTTGAACACCTTCATCAATGGGGCAACACCCAACGCTGTACCAGCATAGAACGCAGGGTCAGCTACTTCCATGATGTCTTTGTACTCAGGGTTGAGAACGCTGAAGCCCATCTCATCTGGAGGTGTACCCATCAAGCCCATCACAGCGGCTGAGGTCTTGGGGTATCTTTCGGTGATTGGCTCGACCGCCTCAGCACGCTTTTTAGCGGCGGCGTACTTCTTAGTACCAGCTCCACCAAAGAACGGCTTAGTAAGGTCTGCGTCGTCCTCTGAACCACCACCAGCCATGTGGGCTAAGCCACCCTTCGCGTACTTGAAGTCTTCAGGCTTGCCGTACTTGGGGTTCTTGGCGAGGACGAGGGGGCCGATCTGGATGACCTCCTCAGCATTGACAACAGGCGCCATGGTTTCGCGGTCATAGAAGAAGCTGTGACGCTCTGGATCCATGCCAACCTGTCTCCACTCTGGGTGCTTCAGGAACTCCTTAGCCTTGGCAACAGCCTCAGCTTCGTTGGTGGGGTTCCAATTACCTTTGATCGTTGCAATGGTTCCCTTGGGCTTGCCACTGGCAATGCTTAGAGCCGCCTTCTCTGACATGCCGAACTCAGGGTTAAGCACGGAGGCTACGCTCTCGTGACCGATCTTTTTACCAGCGCCAAAGCCTGCGTCCTGCTCGTGGATAGTGGGCACCCACACACCGCTGTCTCTGTAAGCTGGAATGTCCAAGCGCAAGCCCACTGGTGAGCCAGCCTCGAGCGTCTTAGATGGAATGCCATACAGGTCTCGTGCGTCTTCTCTCAGTGCGCCCCTAGCTTCTTCTGCTGTAGCAGGCTTGGGTACAAAGTCGTACGGCGTAACGGGCTTGTGAGCTTGCACAAGCTTGGCGTAGGTCTCACGGTCAAGCTCGCCTGCTTGGAGCTTTTGAGCGGCTTCTGTGAGCTCTGGGACGCGCTTTGTGACGTCCTTGTAGTTCATGTTGATGCGATCCACTGACGGGGCAGGGAAGCGCTTAGCCAAGTTCTCAACTTCAGCGGCGTTCATGTTCAGTGGAAGCTTGTTGCCAAACATCATGGAAAGTTTCTCCATAGCGGCTGGCGCTACGTCCTCAACGAACTTCACAACCTTGCCGCCCTTAGCCAGCTTTTGGTTGTTCACTGCCATCATCATGGTGTCTGGGTTGTTGGAGATGGAAACCTTGCCACCACGTCTCATTCCCCCAAGATCTGGTGGAACGTCAGGTTTTGGGAACCCATACGCTTTATGCATAAAGTCCAAATCAGGCGGATGGCTGGTCAACTTCATGTACTCATTGATCAGGTTCTCATGTTCAGCATTTGTCAAGTAATTTGGTAACTTCATGCCAGCGGATTCAAATCTTGCGCGTTCAGGAATATCCTCAATACGTCTCAAATTAGTGTTCTGAAAGTCGCCAACATCAGACCACTTGCCGCCCTTCACAAAGTCTTGGACGTAGGGCAGGTATTCCTCATTAGGTGCGCGGTTCTGCTTACCCTTGATTTGAGTGATAGACATGGGCATGTCGCCAGTCCGCTCTTTGTAGATGTCGTCAATGTATTTGTAAAGATCTTTTGATGCCTGCGATCTTTGTACGCCGTCCCAGCTTTTTGCAAGATCTTTCTCCGTCTCTGGAGTTAAGCCCATTCGGCGCTTGGCTTCCGCCATAGCTTCACTATAGTTTAGCCCAGCGTTTTTAAAGTCGTTTGGACTTGCGGTGTTATGAGCTTTAACCTCAACCGTGGTGTGCGGCTGACCTTTTGAGTCAATCAATGAATAGATCTTGGCTTTGCCGCTCTTGATGGCATCCCAACCGCCATGACCATAGCCAAGATTACCCATGTCGCCAGAACCCTCAACCCAGTCAGGGTGACCAACAGGCGGCTCATATCCCCTAACAGAGTGTCCCATGGCATCTGACTCAGAAGCAAAGTCGCTGGGGCGATTAAGCTGAACCCATTTGAAACCTTCTGGATAATCTTTGTGAACAGGCAATTCAGCACGAGACGTAGCACGAGCCTCATTCATCTTACGTGCAAGCTCTTGATCGTACTCGTAGGTGCGGCGTACAGCCTGCTCCATGCTGACCTTGTTCAGTTGCTCAGGGCGAATGCGACCAGCAGTTACGTCTTCACGCAAGACATCAAGGATGTGGTCAAAACCAAGTCCTGCGATTTCTTGTGAATAAGAAGCGGGGCTGTTAAGACCATAGATTCGCTCATCTAATGGCAACTTCTCAACATATGGGTTTCTGTCAATGAAGCCGGGTGATTTAATCTCTGCAACCGTTGGGGCATTGATAGCCACGTCCGAAGCGTCTTCCCATGCCCTAGCGGCTTCTGATTGACCAAGCTGTTCACCACCGTAGCGCTTACGGTGCTCAGGTGCTCTATAACGGTTGACGCCAACTTCACTGGACGGGATGTGAACAATGCCCTCCTCTGCCAGCTTACGCACTGGATCTTCAGGCGTTGCCATCTGCTTCTTAACGTAGTTAGTCAGGTTACGGTCAACCCAATTGTTAAGCGCTACTTCTTTTTCCAACATAGCAAAACTGTCTGCAATGTGCGCCCTTGAAGGATCCTGCATATTTGCAATTGCTTCAGGGGTATATCGTTCACGCATCTCACGGAGCATTTCGGTTGGTTCATTTCCAGCAGGAGTGTTCCGTTTAAATTGAGCCATTGACTCTGGCAAGCTTGTGCCAAACCAGTTGCCATTCGGTGGCTTAACCACCATCTTGTGCTGGGGGACGAAGTTGCGTAGGGGGCCCTCTCCGAACATGCCGCGGTTGATCAGCTCCAACCCGCCCATGCCTGCCGCCTTCGCACCCTTGAGCGCTGTGCCCACTGGTGGGGTGAAAGAGCCCAGAGCGCCCATGGCTTGACCCATAGGTGATTCGTCTTTGAGGGGGAGCGTCTCGAGGAAGTGCTCAGAGCCGTAGGGGATCTCACTGAACGGTTTGTCAGAGCGTCCTGCGTTCCTGATGGCGCCTATCATGTTGATAGTGTCAGCGGGTAACCCAAGCAGACCAGCGACCATGCCACGAGCTTGAGCTACGGGAATGTTCTTTGCCGCCTCGGGATCTTGAACCGTGCGATTGCGTCTGAGATGCGGATAGAAGCCAGTCGTGGCTTTTAGGAGATCGGTAGCGTCGTCGAGTGGACTGCGTTCAGCCATGGCTTATCCCGCTGAGTGGTTGCTGTTATCCCAATGATACCTTGGGTGTTGGCATCCGTCCATCATTGTGCGTACGGGTTCTCAAGCTTCTTAGCCATACCGCTGTCAATGTAGTCGTCCATGTCGTAGTCGTCCCTAGGAGCGCCGTCGATGTCTAGCCACCCTGAGTCACGCAGGAACCTCAGCCCTTGGGTACAGGCGTCCACAAAGTCGTCGTGGGTTGAGTCAGGGAAGCTACAGATCTGAGAGACAAACCCCTCAGCCCAGTCCTTGACGTAGCCCTTCCTGACACTGCTTTCAGGGATCCAGACACGCCCAGCGGCGATGATGTTGGAGACAATGTTGAGGCGTTGGATCTTGTCAGCGCGACCGGGGTTGTACGCACGCACAGGCAGATGCCCACGTTGCAAGTCTTGTATAAGAGCTATGCCGGCGGACTTGTCTTCTACGAGGATCAGGTCAACGCGCTTCTTGTCCTTCCCTTCACCGTACACCACGTCGTACTCCTCGATCACCTTGGGGCGCAGGTCTGGGTATTGCAAGCGGTCTTGCCAGCAGTCGATCACCATCGCGGACATAGGGCCATCCAGTGGCTTGAACACACCGAACGTGATAGCGGCTGTCGGATCGTTGACAGTCTTCTCCGAGCTGGCGCAGTCGTAGCTTTGGATGATGTACTCGAACTTAGGGAACGCCTTGTTCGGTGCCCACAGCTTGAACATCTCGCGCTTGACGATCCCTGACTCCTCTGGATCAATCAGCTCAGCGTGGATCTCCTGCCTACCAATCTTAGTACCTTCGTATGACAGTATCTGCTTCTGGAAGCTTGGGGCGAGGTTGGCTAGGTTGACGTAGGTAGATGCCGTCGTCAGTGCTACGTCGTCTCCTTCACGCCCTACAAGCTCCACAATGAGGTCTTTGGGACGTGGCGTAGTCGTGGCAATGATCTGCGTCCTGCCATCAGCCTTCTTAAGACGCACGGCGAACTGAATGTTGTACCAAGCTTCGTCGAGGTAGTCCCAAGCCGCCAACTCATCCAGCCATGCGCCATGGTACTGACCACCACGGAAACGATCAGGCTCACTCGCTGAGATACCTTTGATCAGGCTCCCGTTGACCAGCACAATCTCATGCAGGGCTTTGTTGTAGTCTTTGATCAGGATGTCAGGGATCACCGCCATGAGTCCTGACTCACCCTCAAAGCATGTACCGCGCACATCCATCGATGTGGGGGCAGAGACCAGCCAGCGTGTATTCGGATTCTCCCATGCCCACCACCATAGCTGTTCAGCCGCGGTACGGGTTTTCCCTGCCCCACGACCTGCCAGCATCAACCAGATACTCCACCAAGTACCTTGGGGTAGTTTCTGGTGATTGAAGGCGCCTGAGAGCCATTTAGCCCTGCTGGCGTATGCCATCGCGTGGTACGGCCCTAAGCTCTTCCTGATCTGTGGGTCAGCAAGGATGTCCAACACATCTTGGTCAACGACCTCGCTCATTCAGCAATCCGAATAAGCTCAAGGCGTTTAATAGCCACGTCCATGACCGTCTTGATCTCACCGTCAATGATCATAGCGTCAACCTTCTCCTCTGGAGCTTTGTACTCAGCATACTTCTTCGGCGCCATACGTGCGGCTGTCCACTTGCGGGTGTCGACCCTCAGCTTCATCCATTGCACGTAGGAGGAGTCGAACTTGACCTCGATCAACTCACCGTTCTTGTCGGTTATGTGGCTCAGCTCGGGCGGCTGGTCAACAATGTCGATCAATTCATCAAACTGCGTCTCTGCTTGAATTTCACGTGCGCGTGTGTATTGTTGCAGAAAATCAGGCTTGGTGGTCAACCACGACATCACGCTTCGAAGGCTTGGCATATCCTCTGCTAAGCATATCTTGCGTAAGCTCTCACCTAATCCTAGCCTTGTACATATATCGTTAGCTAGCTCTTCTGTGTATATGGAGGGTCTGCCAATAGTTGGCTCTTTCTTTGTTTGCGGCTTACCTGTCACATCGGCGACATCATCGCTGGGAAGACTCTTTGGTTTCTTTGCCATCACTGGACTCCTTTAACGCAAAGTTTAACGGATCTTTGGCTCAGTGTGCAATCAGTCCTTCAATCCCTTCATGATTCTTCTATCCATGTCCTTGATGGTTAGCTTGAATTCTTTGTTTTGTGCCTCTAATCTTTCGGCTTTTGCTTGCGCGTACTTCAGCTTGGACTCGAGTTCCTGCACCTGCGTCTGTAGCTCTGTGATGGCTTTGTTTGCCAGCTCAGGGTTCTCGCTGATCCAGTCAGCTTCCCATATCTGTTCTGTCATTGCTTCATGCCCCTGACGTATGCGCTGAAGCTTGCCATGGTGTCCTTCTCAAAAGCTTTCATCTTCTCGAACTCCTTTGCCACCTCTTCCAAGGTGTCGTTCCTGATCTTGTTTGAGATGGGGTCGAGCTGGCGTTGGATCATCTGCCTTTTGCGCCAGCCCAGCGCCTTCTCCCATATGTTTAGTTCTGCTTCGCTCATTGCCTTTGCTCCCGTCTGCTCTTAGCCTCGTTGAGCTCTTCGATCTGGTCGTCGTCTAAGGGTGTAGCGTTGTCCATGATGGTTCCGTCTGCCGCCATGCGGTGAAGCTCAGCAATCATCTCAGCCAACTCGTCAGGTGTGCCATCAAACCCATCAAAGCACCCCTCTTCAAATACTACTTTTAGCTTAGGTTCAGTCATCTGTTCTCCCATCTGGTCTTGGACAATCTGTTGGCGGGATACACGCACACCATACGGCTTTGTATTGCCCCCTTGGCGCCGCTTCCCATCGATCTATGTACACGTCTGGCATGTTCTTCAACACCTTCCTGACGTTGGTTCTTGGTCGGTTTAGCAAATCAGCCAATTCCTCCAAGGTCATGCCATCAGGTATTCCGCGGAGCGCAACACGTACGCTCTTGATCACAGCCATGCTCATGGAGCCCCTTTATCGGGCTTTTGAGACGCTTTCTGGTCTCGTTGAGGGTCAAGGTGCTTAAGTAGCTGATCGAGGCTCAGGGAGCCCTCCTGCTCAAGTCGTTTAATTTCGGTCAGGACGCAGTCAACCCCTGCGTTGAATCCTTTGATGTAGTCACTCATGATTGTTTCGCTCATTTTGTTGTGCCTTAGCCCTCATCTTGAGGGTTTCTTTGAGGCAAGCCTGCGCCTCTTCGGCGGTCAGGATGCCCCTGCTTTGGAGCTGGGCAATGCCAGCCTTGAGGTGTGACACAGCACAGTTCTGTGGCTTGTCCCAGATCCTTTGCATGTTGTTCAGGAGCTGGTCTTGCGTCATGGAAATCCATGGCTTGTTGGCTGGAACCACACGGCTCCATGTTGTAGTGTCGTACATCAAGCCACCTCTTTGGCAAGGACGAGTTTTAGGTTAGCCAGCAGTTGCTCAGCTTCGTCACGAGTCAAGATGACGTGCATACTGGCACGACGACCTTGCAGGGAAAGCCAAATGCTTTCGTCGTATTGGTCGACACCTACACGGGCGCCGTCTTTTGTTTGGATGGATGTTTCAATATCGTTTTTCATGATGGTTCTTTCAAGTAAAGTGGATTGATGGGGAGCCGTAGCCCCCCGTTTTGATTAACCTGCTTGCTTCTCAGCAAAAACGCGCTTAGCTTCTGTGCCTTGAGCTACGTACTCATCAGAGCCGTAAACTGGATCAACTTCATCCCAAAACGTAGGAGCTAAAGCTTTACCAGATACAAGAGCGGCATTAACACGAGCGGCTAAACGCTCTGCTTTGGCAGAAGCTTCTTCGCGAAGATCTGGGAAGCAAACGTCGCCTGTCTCTTCGCAAAAAACTTGCTGAGTGCCGTTAAAAGTAACAGCGTGACGGAAACGACGACCAGCTTCGTTCTCGACAACAACATAAAAGCTATTGGCAATAAAAGGACGACCGTCGCAAGCGTAACCTGCGTTATACAGATCAGAAGCGACGTATGCTGTGTAAGATTTGTTCATTTTGAGATCCTTCAAGTAACCGCCTTATTGGCGTGAATGAATTGTAACACGAAATTAAAACGTATCAACCATAGGGACTTTCCCTAATGCCATTTGTTCTTGATAAGCCTTGATGATGAAGTCGTCCATGGCAGTGTCCACGCAGATCTCGGTGTAGCCCGAGAGCATAGCGCCAAGGTGCCTGCGCTCACGGATCTCCCGCGGAATGCCGGGGAGCTTGTACAGGGTGCTGAACTCACGGGCTCGGTTGATCAGCCCGTTGTTGTACAGATCGTAGTAGCAGTTCTGCGCCTTGCGAAAACGCTCTAGGTGCTTGTTCTGCTTTTTCCCTAGGGGTACTTCCCCGATTGCAGGGATAAGCGCCTGTAGGGGCGTTACAAGGGCTTGATATGTGCCTTGTTCACTCCAGTACTTAGCCATGATGTTCTCCTTAATCTGCGCGTGAGCCAGCGTATGCTGAGATGCCGTGCTTGCGCAGGACTTCTGCGAATGCAAAGGCGCCAGCTTCTTTGACGTCCATAGACTGAGTGGGGTTGCCAGCAGGGTTCCAGATAGACCAGCCCTTTTGCCAGTGCTTGCGACCCACGTTGTTTTTCTTGCACCAACCCACAAAGGGGATACGTGCGCTTGAAATGTCAACCCAAGCAAAGCCACAGTACATTGGCTCGCCGTGTGCTTCCATGTAGGCGGACTCAGCGGCTTTAGCGGCGTTGAGGGCTTCTGTGTAGATGTTTTCGAAGTTCATGATGGTCTTTCAAGTAAAAGCCCCGAAGGGCAGGGATTAGTTTGACAATGCCTCTGTGGTGGCGGACAGGATGTCGTAAGTGACCTTGGTGTGCTTAGCGATCAGTTCAGCAGGAGCATTCAGCTCTTTGGCAACGGCAGACCATGCTGTCGTTTTCTTTTCTGGAGTGTGCTTGATGGTGGTCACGTACAGAGTGCCAGCGTATGAACCTTTGCCCAAAATTTTGAGTTGGTTCTTGAGGTCTTCTGCCTGCTCTTGCAAAGCGGCAATTTGGTCTTCGATCAAACCGAGTTGGTCAACGATCTTGAGAGCTGTAGTAGTAGTCATTTCCAATTTCCTTTTTCATGTAACCTGCTTATTGCAGTGACGCTATCTTAACTTAAAGTTAAAGCCATCCATTAGGATAAACCCTAGGTTTTGCATTTATTTTGCATGTTTTTGCACAAATACAACATTATTTTTGCATTAGTTGGGCGACGACCCTCTCGATGGTGACGTTCAGGGCGTCCTGCTCGTCCATCTTTATGATCGACCACATGCGTCTCTGCCCGTGCCACCCATTGAAGCTCCCTTGGTGGCAGTCCTTGCACAGAGCCACGACCGTGTACTGCCTATGCTGTTTGACGTGGTGGGCATCACTAGGTGGGGGTGCATCACACACGGAGCACGGGAGCTCTTTGACAAGCCCCACGTAGGCGCGTTCTTTTGCTGTGAGAGTGTTATTCATTGACAAGCCTCATGCCGTATTCGTTTGTGCCTTCAGGGATGACAAGCACGTCACGTTTGACAAGCCTGTTCTTTTTGAATCTGTTGTAGTCAACAAAGTGGTGCCAGCGGTCAAACTTCCACACCACCCTTG